GGCGAATGGCAAATCATGGCCGACGGCACGGGCGCAAGCGAACTCGATTCAAGTGAACTACACCGCGGGCTGGACAACCACGACGATACCGGCGGCGGCAAAACAGCTTGTGCTGCTGTGGGTCGGTCATATGTATGAGAATCGCGAAGCTGTGAACGCGAGTACGATAAATGCCGTGCCGATGGCCGTCGAATCGCTCACATGGCGGCTGCGGTGGGGGAGCTATTCGTGAACACGACCGACACGAATATGGTTGCCGGCCAGATGCGAACTCGATTGTGGATACAGATTCCGACCCGCACGACCGAAAGCACGTTGGGCGAAAGGTCAGTGGTATTTGCCGACAGTAGAAAAGTATGGGTGCAATTGTCTCCGCTGGCTGGCCGCGAATTAGATCGTGGCAAGGCGGTTCACGCCACGGTATCCCACGTCGTCATCTTTCGATTTGATAAATCGATACTGCCCGATCATCGCTTTCGGCTCAACGCCAGGTTTTTTTCTATCAACGCTCTGATTGATGTGGACAACCGGCAAAAAAAACACGCGGCATATTGCACGGAAGTCGTGTCGATTTAATGGCGAAGCCCGGAATGGTTATTTATGGCGATAAGGAACTTGCGAGAAAACTTCGCGCAATGCCGCTGAAAGTCCAAAAGAGCGTGCTTCGCTCAGCAATGAGCAAGGCCGCAACGCCGGTTCTACAACGAGCAAGACAGCTATCTCCGAACCGATCCGGTCTGCTCAAGAAATCGTTGGGCAAAAAAATAAAGAGCTACAAGAGCGGAACGGTTGTCGTGGCGATCGGGCCGCGTATGAAAACCATTGGGTTCGTTGCAGGCAAGAAGCATGTTCCGGGCAGAATCGCCCACCTTGTGGAGCAAGGCCACGAGGGGCCAAGACCCGCGCCACCTCACCCGTTTCTTGGGCCGGCGTTTCGTTCAACGAAGTCCCAAGCATTGGATGTTGCGCAGTCCGCTCTCGCCGCCGGCGTCGTCAAAGAAGCGAAGAAATAATCATGATCGAGCCTTCTATCCGCGCAATTCTCGTCGCAGATGTAGCCGTGAACGCGGCGAGCGGCGGGCGCATTCGTCCGACCCAGGCGGCGCAGGACGATTCATATCCGCGCGTGGTTTACCAGATTACCAGCGACAGTCCGAACGATTGCCTTGACGCGGAAGCATCCCATTCCACCGTAGGTTTTCAGGTAGATGTTTATGCCGTCACGCTGTTATCGGCGCGGTCGCTGGCCCTGCTGGTGCAGAACGCGCTGCACTACTACGGCGGCACGATCGGCGGCTTCAATATCGCCAATATAAAACACGAAGGCACGGCAGACTTGACGCCACCCGCTGAGGACGGCGAAGAGCAACCGACGTACCGAATGAGTCTCGATTTTTCTGCGCTCGTTCTTTTCTGAACGGCGATTTTTCTTGAACATTTTTTGGAGTTACGCACATGCCAACCAAAGCTAAGGGCGCTACGTTTTTATATGGAGTTACTGGTGCGGAAGCGGCGACCGCCGTGGCCCGCGTCTCGGCGATCGCACCGCCGACGCAAGAGGTTCCCGATATTGATATCTCTCATCTTGAGAGTGCAACACGAGAATACACTTCCGGCATCCTCGAAAACGGGGAAGCCGAATTTACGTTCGAGTATCTCAAGACGGCGCAGGACACCATGGACGCCCTGATTGGTCTTGATAGGGCGTTCAAAATTCTGTACGCCGACGGATCAAAACACCTTTGGGAAGGCTACATCAAGTCACTCGCGGTGCAGGAGTTGACGCTCGATACCATCATCACCGCCAAAGGCGTGGTCAAGGTAAGTGGTGCGCTCACGTTCACCGCCGGCGCATAAGAGGGATTCAATATGACACGCGAAGAATTGTTATCGCTTTCCGCAACCGATGTTCGACCCGTGAAGCTCGGCAAGCAGGGAACTGTTTACGTCCGTTCGCTTTCCGTCGCAGACACCGAACATGCAAAGGCGATGACGGAGATCGGCACGCCATGGCTGGTTGCGTGGGTGCTGCTGTGTGCGTGCGATGCCGACGGTGCGCGGCTGTTCGCCGACGCAGACGCAGAAGTGCTGGCGAAAATGCCCGCAAAGTATGTCAAAACAATTTGCACCGAGGCATTGAAGCTAAACGGATTCGCTCCCGACGAACTTGAGGGCGACGTAAAAAACTAAGTGAGGCAGAGCGATTTCATTATCTACTCTGCCTTGAACTCTCGATTCCGTCGCCGCGACACCTCAAGAAAATCCTGACCGCGAAAGATATGCTCGGCTGGCAAGCGTTCTATGCCGTGGAGCCGTTCGGATTTTTCCGCGATGATTTTCGTTCTGCTCAAATTGCATATTGGATCGTCAAGGCAAATTTCAAATCCCCGCCACAACTAAGCGATTTCATGTTCACGACCCGCGGCAAGAAGGCCGAGGCGATGGACGACGATGAACTAAAGTCGGCAATGTTCGCATGGGGCGCACGAAGCAATGGCAACAACAATCGGCAAACTCGTAGTTCTTCTTAGCGGAAACGTCAACGGCTTCGTGTCGTCTTTCGGCAAGGCACGCAAGGCCATGTCGTCGTTTGCGGCGCAATCAGCATCGATTGCATCGGGGATGGTTATCTCGCGAGTTGTAGAAGCTGGCGCAGCCGCGCTGGTAAATTTTTCGAAGAAGGGTTTTGAGACGATCGACAGTGTGGCAAAGTTGTCTGACCGCCTCGGCATTGCCACGGAAAAGCTCGTCGGTTTGCAATACGCCGCAGGCCTGGCCGGTGTAAGTAATGAAGAGTTGACCGGCGGCTTGGAAAAAATGCTGCGGACGCTTGGCGAAGCCGGCAACGGTTCCGACAAAGCGGCTGAGGCATTCGCCAGAATCGGCCTGACGATGGCCGAACTGTCCGGAAAATCCCCGGATCAGATATTCGGCATGATTGGCGACAAGTTGGCGTCGATTGCCAGTCCGAGTGAACGGGCTGCCGCGTCAATGGCAATCTTCGGCAAGTCCGCGCAGGGCCTGCTGCCGCTTCTGTTCGAGGGCGCGGCGGGTATGGACGCTTTACAGAAGCGGGCCGAAGAACTTGGCCTGTCATTCACCCGCGTTGATGCTGCTCAAGTCGAGGCAGCGAACGATGCACTTTCGACGGCGGGAAAGATTTTCGAAGGGATCGGCCAAAAGATTGCGGTTGAGTTGTCGCCATTTATCACTGCCGCCGCTGATGCGATGACTCAATTTGTGACGGATGGCACAAATATGGGCGATGCGGTTGCTGGCGCGGTGGAGTGGGTCGCACAATCCATTGCATCGCTCGCTGATTGGTTGGAGTTGGTCACCGCGGGGTGGAATTTTTTCAAGGCTGGGGCACTTACGGCGATGCTTGCCGTGATGGAGTTGATCGATTTGCTGGGCGAAAACCTAGTATATTTGCTCAATTTGTTACCGGGCGTCGATATTCAATGGACAAGTGCCTTTAAGAATATGGCTGAATCAGTCGCGGGTGAAGTTATCGCCGCAACCGACGCGGCTGGCGAAGCGATGCAGCGATTCGGCGATGGAGCAAATTCCAAAGCTGCCGGGGAAGCATTCGACGACCTGCGAAAGAAATCGGCAGAAGCAGCCAAGGCTGCGGCGGAGGCCAAGCCGAAAAACAACCCATTTGAAGCGATGGATGTCGGTGCGGATGAAGCCGCCGACGCAATCGATAAGTTGCGCACAAAGGTTGAGCAATTCAGCATGAGCGAGAAGGAGCGGGCCGTCGCCGAACTCATCGCATCCGGGGCCACCGCCGAGCAAACCGAAGAAGCCAAGAAATTATTAAGCACTCTGGACGAGCTAGAGGCCGCGAAGGATCGCCAAAAGGAATTGGATAACCTCGCCGCGCAGGTCATGGAGGACAATATCCTCCCGTTTGAAAAGTATCAGCAGCAACTGGATCAACTCAGTGACCTGCTTTTGATGGGGAAAATCGACTGGGAAACCTATCAACGAGCGGTCACAAAAGCCAAAGACGAACTCGACCGCCCGGCTGATTTAGGGGAACTCGACTCGCCGAAGCTATTGGAAGCCGGCAGTGCCGCCACCGCCGACTTGCTCGCAAACATCGAAGCCAAAACCACCGGCGATAAGCAGAAGAACGACCAGAAGATATTGCGGCAAGCGGAAACCCAAACGGAAACACAACGGGCGATCCTGTCTCGCATCACTTCGATCGGTGTTCCTTCAATCGCGACCTTCTAAATGATCCTATCCATCGTACTCATTGAAATTGTCGCGGACGGATCGCTTGACGGCTCGGAGGAAACCGAGACGTATATCGTCCGCACCGATGGTGCTGAAACCGCGCGCACCGTGCGGCGAAGTTCGTTCACAGGCATGCCGGAGCTCGGCGACGTTGACGCCAACGGCTTGGTTGTCTCTCGCGTGAACGTCACTCGCGATCGAGACAGCAGCCCCACAAAGCAGGTTTTTTACTATACCGCAACGTGGGCAACGCCGGAATTTTCGGCGGAATTTGTTGAGAATCCGATAGATCGAGCCGCCGAAATCTCATGGGAGGGGCTTGAGTTTTCAATCGTTGAAACGATCGACGCGGCAGGAACGGCGTATCGAAATTCGGCTGGCGAACTATATTCGGAAATTCCAGAACGACCAGTGGGCGGCGGCTCGGTGTCGATAACGCGCAACGAGTTGGCAAATCCGGCGAGCAGGATCACTAATTTTAGCTTCACTTCAAACTCGGATGCGTTTCACGGATTGGCCATCAGGCTCGCAAGGCTTGGAAAAATATCAGCGACGAAGGTTCGCGAGCAGGCTTATACGTTTTGGAAAGTAACTTATCCGATCGATTTCAGGCGCGACAACTGGCGGCTAAAGGTAGTCGATTCTGGTTTTAATTCGTTGGTCGGCGGCGTACTTAAAAGGATCATGGTGGATAGCGATTCGGGCAAGGTTGCTGTGGCAACTCCGGCATTGCTCAACGGCGCAGGGGTGAAGCTAACGGGCGGCGCTCCTGTTGTGTTTCCCGCTGCCGGCTTTGTGCAATACACAGA